TTTAACATATAGGGATAATTTTAATTGAAATACTTGAAAGGGAAGTAGAAACTCCCCCGTTCAAGATTTCAACACAAACACAATCTTAAGTTATTTTTTTAATTTTAATTTATGCTTTGATAGCAAACTTAAAAGTTCTGCATGGACATCTTTTCCTGCTTTTTCTTTTGAAGCCCATCTAGCATAAGCTTCAATAACTTCTTCAATTTCCAAGTCAACTAATCGCATAATTTCTCCATTAGAATCAGTCCATTTAAGTTTTCTTTCTTCAACATCAATATAAACTATATCTTCATCAATTGCTAAAGATACACTTGCTTTAATGTCAAATAGTTTATCTTCCATTCTATCCATAAAATCTTCTGGATACTCATGGGCAAAACTTTCAATTTCAAAACGAACTTGCTCTTCGCCTAATTCATATTTGTAACCCAATAAAGATGCTACCTTAGGTAAATCTTCTTTGGTAATTAAAGCAGCTTTTTTAATAGCTTCCATTTTAGATTTCAACTCATTACGAGCTTCTTTAGCTTCAGCTTCAAAGTCTACTCTTTCCAAAATTAAAGTAACTTCTGTATCTCTTAATTTATTTGATTTATTAAAAGAACACAATTCTAAATATTGAAATAACTCATCATCTTGAGAGTTACCTATTGTTAAGTTTAAGTATCCACCATTTGCACCAGGCTCTGTCCAAACTCTTCTAATTTTATTAGGCATAGGGTTGCCATAAGAATCAATCCCATCTAATAAACCTATTTCAATCCACTCTGATGCATTCTCATCAAAGAATCTTGAAAATGATGGTAACATTAATTTTGCTTGGAATATTGGAGCTAAGTCTTCTCCAAATGGATCGTAATTGTAATTTAAAAATCTGTAAGTAACAACTGTACCTCTTTTAGGAAGTTTAGGCATATACTCCGCAGGAATATTGTTGTAATTGCCATATTTTTTAAGTGCCATATTTGTGTGTTTTTGTTTGTGAAGAAATTTTAAAAATATATTGGGGGCACTTGCGTACCCCCTTTATATTATACTTATTAGTTAAGTACTTGATATTTAGCAAAACGGTTAGGAGCGAATACCTCTAATCCCATATTTGAAGTCCAAGTAGTAGTTAAACTCATTTCTTGGTTAGTAGGAGTAGGAGCAAGAGCACCAGTCATGATTTCCGCAGTTTCAGAAGAACCTAAACCTGGAGTAGGTTGTGGTTGGTAACGATAACGGAAGTAATCAGCCATTCCACCACCAACAGTTTTAACTTTACCCATTGGCATGAAGTAGATAGATTTAGATACTGTAGAACCAGTGTAGTTCATTACATCTTGGTTAGACAATACTTTAAACGCTTTCAAGTTGAAAGTAAATCCACCATGTTTGAATTTTTCAGCTTCTAAATCAATTTCACGACCATCTACTTGGATACGACCAGAGTAAACGCCATTTGCTTGACCACCAGCAGCAGGAACAACTCCAGAGCTTGGTAAGTTTTTCAAGAAGTCAGAAACACATGCAACAGCAGCATTAGAACCAGCCATCATGTATTCAAACGGAGAACGAGAAGCAATCAATTGAGCCTCAATGCTGCTTAAGTCATTTAAAGTAAATGTATTAGCAGTAGTGTATTGACCATTGATACCATAAGTAGTAATATAGCTATCCATACCACGAGTAGTTTGGGTTGCATATGTTTGAGGAGTTGCAAAAGCTTGTCCTTGGAAAGTAGCCGTTGAAGGTTGACCTAACCACATAGCTAAAGAGATATCACCACGGTGTTTTTGTAAAGATTGAATATTTTCATAAGGTAAGATATAAGGTTTACCATTGAATTCTAATTCAATTTTTGACATGTTTTGAACGTCAGTAATTTTCATTGCATTTCTGAAAATCTGAGTTTGGTTTTGTAATTTGTTTACTAACCAACGACGTTGTTGAGGAGCATCAGAACCTTCTTGTTGAGCATTAGAGAATGCAGATAAAGATTGGTTTTGAGCAAGAGTTAAAGTTAAAGAAGTATCAACTGCAGTAACTTGGATTTGGTTAGCTAATAAACCATCAGCTGTACCTTTCTTAATTACAAGACCTACGTTACCAGTAGTAGGGAATTTCAACAAGTCATTTTTCAAAATGAAGTTAAATGATTGTTGAGCAGCAGGACCAGTTGTACCTGAAGATGCAAATGTAATTGTAATTGTAGCAGTACCTGAACCAGCAACAGCAAAACCATCAGCTGTAGCACCTGGTTGAATCAAGTTGTACAATTTATCATTATACATGTTGTAATAGATTGGCATAGAAGTAGCTTCTTTTTTACCTGCCATCCATAAAAAGTCTAACCACTCAGCATCGTCTTGAGTGTCAACTAATTGTTTGTAAATATCACGTTGGTCTAATAAAGACGTAGAAGTGATTAATGAGGCATTACTACCTGAGACGTATGGTTTGTCGGTATTACCGCTTGTACCATATCCGAAACTTAATGAAGCTGGAGAAATTGACATTTTTTCTTTTTTTTAATTGTTAAAGTTATTGTTTAAAAGAATGGCTTGTTGTCTATAGATTTAATCTTAAACCCTGAGCCTGATGGTGCAGATGTTACGTTGTCAGAAATCTTAGTGTTTTTTAACTCATCATAAAGCCTTTTTTCTCCAAGTGAACGACCATACGCTATAAGTGCTTTTTCAACTCCTTCCATACTTGCAGCATAATTAGCTACTTTATAGAATTTGTTCATGTCCACTTTGCCGTCTTGGCCTAAAAACATTTGGAAGAATTTGTTGCTGTCTACTGCTAATTCAGAAAGATTTACACTCTGATTAACTTCGTAGTTTAATTTTGTGTCTCCAACTCCGTATTGCAGCAAACGACTTGTCTCAAGTTGTTTAGTAGCAGGATGTTCTTTGACATAACCTTGAAACTCTTGTAGTTGTTTCAACTGAGCTTCTTGTTGAGCTTGCATTCTTGCCTCTACACTATTAGGGTTTTTGGATGGTGTAAATTCAGCTTGTTCCTTTTTTAATCCCTCTCGGATTTTGTCGGCTTCTACTTTCAATAACAGTTTTCCAACCCTGTCTTCTGATTCGTCTTCCGAACCTATATTGTATTCTTTATTCAGTTTTCTTTGAAGTAAAAGATTTCTTTCTTCTTCAGCCAAAGTAGGGTATTGACTTTCAATTTGCATTTTAATTATCTCAGCATCTGAGATTGCATCGTAGTCAATGTTTGTCTTAATTAAGAATTCATCTAATGAATCATTCTTATAAGCCTCTACTAATTTCTTAAAATAATCATCTTCTCTTACTCCTAATAAATCAAATGGGTCAACTTCTTGCGTTGCAACTTGTTGAGGCTCACTTGATTCATCCCTATATATTACGCTCTCATTTTCTTGAGCAGATACAGGTTGTTGTTCTTGAGCAGGTTGTGCTTGAATTTCTTCTTGCTTTTGCTCTTGTCTTACTTCTTGTTGTGTAGATTCAAACCCTTTAGTAACGCCTTTTAAAACAAATTTATTTTCTTGAGAAGTCTCTACTTGAGCCGTTTCAATTGGTTGTTCTGCAGGTTGTTCTGTAGTTTGAGCTACTGGTTGAGCAGCAGTTTGTTCAACTATTTGCTCAGTTGTTTGTGCGGTGTCTTGTACTTGATTTTCCATTTTATGTTTGTTTGTGTGTTATAAATATTATTCAGCTGCCGCTTCAAGTGTATCTAACCCTGAAGGTATTTCTTCTTCTTCTTGAGGTTGCTCTTGATTAACAGACTCCTCAGGGTTGCCTACAAATGTAAAGGTATCTAAATCTATTGGTAATTCTCTACCTTGTTGAGTAATTGGCTCAACTGTTGATTTTAATTCAGCTTCTGCATCAATTACATTAATCTTAGCATCTAAATCTTCTTTTAATAGTTTAGTTTTATTATCTCTTAAGTTAGCTACATCTCTTTCTTTAGCTTGAACAAATGAAGACTCAACTCTACCAGAAGCAGCAATTCTTTCTCTTTCTAAATCAAAGTCACCTCTTAATTGAATTAACTTAGCTTCCATCTCAGCTTTAGCTTGAATCAACTTAATATCCAATTCTGTTTGTAATTGGGCAGTTTGTTGTTTAGCTTGTTCAGAAACCATAGCAGATTGTTGTTGAATCTGACCATTCATTTGCTGAGCTTGAAGTGCTTCTTTTTGTTTCTTCTCTAAATTTTTCTTAACCTTATAAGCTAAGAACAATTCAGCTTGTTTGATGTTTTGAATATTTTGCAAACGAATAACATCGTCAATATTAACTTGACCTGATTGTAATGCAACTTTCATTAACTCATCTAACTTGGCTTTTTCTTCTGCTGTTGGTTTATCAACAATAGTAATACCAAATGTATATTTAGAAATTTCAGGAGAAACTTTTAAGAACTCTACAGTTCCAGAACCTAAAGCTTTTTCAAAGTCTTGTCCTTGACCAGCTTTAATAATATCTTGAACACGGATAATAATAGACTCAGCAAGGCTTTCCGCTAATTGACGGTCAGCTGCAAAGATATCACCCATTGCATTATTAGTACCAGTAGCAGCTAAATTAGCAATAGTAGTCAAGAATTTAGGGTTAGGAGTAGAACCATCAGTCAATTCATTTAACCCTAATGTTTGTCTAATTAAGTCAATGTTTTGATTGATTAAAGTCCAATACTCTTGTATTGAATTACCTACTCCACCCGCCAATTCTTCTACAGCTTTCATTCTGATTTGCTGATTGTTCATATTGACAGAACGGGTTACCAATACCCCTCTTTGGAAGTATAAATCAAGGATATCATATGGAGTCATTTTCTCTCCACCACCCGTAAGACTAATCTCCTCTAATGCAGACAAGTCAATCATGAAACCATGAGGAACAGCTGTATTTAGTTCGTGTTGTAATCTTGCGTATGCTAATTGTATAGAGTCAGCGTAAGGAATAATAGCTTCCATACGACTGAATGTTTTCATATCATAAAAGTCAGATGCACATAAATGATAGCTTGATTTAATACGAGCTATATTTAATGGGTCTCTTTTCATGTCATACAAACGACCATAATCAAAACATAAGTCAGTACCTACAACCCATTTTATTCTATAGCCACCTTGAATTTGCTTTCTTTTATATTTTTCTTTTTTGTTGTTGTAATCTTCAAATGAAGCTTTACCAAATATTACATTACCTCTTTTATCTACTCTTTCTTCTCTAACTAACTCGTCAGTAGAATAGATTTCTAAGTCTAATACTTGAACCTTTCCTTTATTCCAAAAGTCAGAATAGCTACCATAGTAAGCATTACCAAGTGGAGTTGCTTGTCTCCATTGATTTGAGTTAGCATACATATATAAGAACTTAATGTCCTCTTCAGATAACTCTCCATTACTCATTGGTATTAATTGAGCAACAGGTGTTTCTACAATCTCACCAACATATCTTAAATCCCTAAAGTCTGGGTAAGTGCAATAGTTTAATAACATCCTTCTTGGGTCAACTCTTCTAACACCAACAAGGTCGCCATCTCTATAGTCTTTATAAGAAGCAAATCCGTAGTCAAATAAATCTTGTAATACTTGTCTTCTTAAAGCAGGATAATCATTTTGAGAGAAAGTTAATTCTACTACTTGTTCTGCTTCCATGGCAGCGTTATGACGAATGCCTAACTCTAATACTTGCATGCCATCTAAATCATCAGGCTCACCAGCTTCTTGTGCTACAACAGGAGACTCAGTTAAATCTGCCATACCCATTGATTGCATAGCTTCTCTCATTGCAATCTTAACCTTAATCTTCTTAAGCTTATCATCTATTTCAGATGCAGCAAAAGCGTCAATAGGATCTATTTGTATATCGTAGTTTTGTTTCTCCAATAAACTCAAAGCTATTCTTCTGAACTTTGGTATAATAGGCAAAACAGACCAGTCTACAACTAACGTATTATTTGTAGGGTCTTGGTCAGGAGTTAATATCTTTTTATATCTATCAGTAGCTTGACGGCCTTGAGCATAGGTCTTAACCCACTCGTACTTGTCTCTTGAACGCCAACCGATACTGCCAAATGGCGTATCTCCATAAGCAGAAAAAGCTGCTCGTGCATATTGTAAAAGCCAAGGCTTTTCTCTTTTCTTTTTTGGGTCTACATTTTCGTCAGGGAAAGCTACTCCCAATGATGACATTACTTGCGGTGAATCCATATTTACTGCCCTCTCGGCTTTTAAATTATCTTTATAATACGCTCATTACTAAAACCTGAGCTTCCCAAATTTAAATGTTTTGTTTTGTTTTCCCCTCATAAAAGGCAAATAATCTTCTATTTTAGCCTCTTGTTTTCTTTCTCCTACAGCATACTGAATATTAACCATCATGATTAAAGCATAGCCAAAAGCCATAGCGGCGTCAAATTTGGTTGTATTGCCTGGGTCAAACTGAAGCCAATCTTCTATAAGCTGCTCATACTCAACCGTATCAATATTATCTTGAATGAATTGGTCGGTAATTTCAGCTATGTAGTTATTGTTCATTGTTGTTGCAGCTATACCTGGTTCTGATTTGCCAGGGATAGTATATGCAAAGTTTTTATAATCTCTTGCCTCAAAGTATCTTAATATACCTGGCTTCTGATTCTCTATTAACCCATGGATACCATAATACACCAAAGCCATCAATACATCTTCATAGAACTCTTCAGGGTTACCTGGCCTATTAACATAAAGCAATACAGGACCTTTGTCATACTTAGTAGGTGCTAAAGGGTTGTACTTCTTCATTATACAAAACGCACCATTTGACATTCTTGACCTATGGCCATCAGATACTTCTTTATGGTCATAAGGGTCACAACCTGCTGTATAGTTGCTATTGTTTAATGGCATCCAACCTTGGTATGTTTTCTTAACCAAGTTAGCTTCATGGTCTGTTGGCAGATAGCTAATTAAAAACTTGCCGTTAGGGTTTTCCAAAAATACAACCTTTGAGTCTTTAACCCCATTCTCCCAAGCAAAGTTACCCTTAACTAATTTAGGGTTGGTCCATTTAAGTATATCTAATCTATCGTTTAACTTAATAGGGTTGAACTTACAAAGTGATGAGTCAATTTGAAATGCTTCTTTCTCATCTAATGGTTCTTTTCTTTTAGCGGAAGATAAAGCCCTTGGGTCGTCTCTTAGTGCTAATCGTTCATCTAATATTTCCTCTCTTGCTAATTCTTTATTGGCAACCCCATACTCGTCAATGTATCTTGTTTCATCAGCAGGAGTAAAGAATCTATACATACCTGTACGCGTTCTTTTACCTACCTTTTCTGATTGGTTAGAACCTTTCCACAAATCAAAGAACTCAGCACCACCACTTTCCATATCTTCTACGGTAGTTGTATGGAGAGCCTTTCCTATAATTCTACCTTGGTCATCCATAAGACAAAACCTAACAACGTCCCAACGTCTATTGACATTAACCATTGTTGTTTTACCAACCTCATCGCCAATATATATACCAAGTTTCTGTCCGTCATAAGCACCTTCAACAGATGATTTAAAATCAACGCCTGACATTAACTCATCTTCTTCTATATTAATCTTACCGCTATTAAACTTCAACCCTGTTGCTGGGACTTTACCTGTGTTAGGTAAATCACTTACAGGTTTAAAGAAAGACACTAACTTTCTATATGGGTTTACAATAGCCTTTCTAAACACCTGCTTGGCATCGTCATCTGTTTTGGATTGAATACCTGCTAAGAAGTTTTCAGAGCGAGAAGCAGCCTCTAATGCAATACAACCTGCCCTATATGTTTTACCACTACGACGCTTTGTAACTTCGGTTAACCCAAAGCAAGTATCGTCTTCTACTGCATATTCCCATGCGTAAAAGAACTTTCTATCTACATCTCTATAGCGAGGTAAACCAATATCTAAATGGTAACAAGACAAGTAAAACCAATGGATACCTGTTATGTATACATCTTCAGTATTATTTCTAAACCAATGGCCACTAAGCCTTCTTATCCAACAATACTCTTTAAACTCTTCTAATTCTGGGTGGATATATTGAGGGTCTCTTTTTCTTTTCTCTAACTCTTCTTGTTCCCATTTTGGTACAAGTTCAAAGCGTTTATCTATTTGCCAATAACAATATTTGTTTTGGGTAGACCTTTTTTCAACTCCAGCATACTCTTCTTTTTTAGTAAACGGGTTATACAAGAAACCTTTTCTTGGCAAGTAGCATTTAAGCCCTTGTATGTCTACTAATTGTCCACCTGTATCTTTAATCATTATTTAAGTTTTTTGGCAATAGCTTCAGGAGTAAATGCCATACGAGTATCGTGTTGGTCTTTCAATTCTTCATCTCCTGCAAATAATCTAATATACAAAGAGTCTATCTTTTCAATCATATCTCCCATTTGAGTTAGGAGTTTATTTTTAATCTCTACTGCTTTTAATATATCTATCTCTTTGCCTGTGTCGTCATCTTCAATTTTCTTTCCAACCCTTTCAGCGTACTCTACAAACGTAGACTCAAGGCTACAGATTAAAACCCATACTCTATTATTAACTACATTAGTTAAGAAACTAATAGCCAACTCATAGTTAGGTTCTACCATTAGACCTACTTCTTTCTTTGCCCATTCTTTTCTTCTTTTGATATCACTAAAGTCTCTTACTGCAGGACTTCTAAAGTCATACATCCAAGACAGATACCTAAACTGTTTGTTTAAGTCAACAAAGCCAATTGATTTAGGTACAACAGATTGTAAGTTTGGATAAGCTGCAATAATATCTCCATCAACCATAGGGTTAATAATCATTGCACTTACTTGGTCCTTTGAATATCTACTTGTCGCCATATGCAAAAATTAATTCTTTGTCCATTATCATTCTTTCCCTTCCATCTGGGAATTTATAATAACTTCTAAATACTTCTTGAAAATAAACTTTAGAGCCTTTTGGTAATTCTAAGTCACCTGATATGAATTCTCCGCAACCTTGAAGGACTTTAGTTTGAATACTATCTGGAATAATTAAAAAAGATGATTTAAGTTCTTCTCCTTTAATGTCGTCCATTATTATCCATTTACCTAAACCTTCCCATTCGTCTTCTCTTTTAACGGCAAGAATCATAAATTCTTCTGCATCCCATACTACTTCATCACCATATCTTTTAACCCTGTTGTATCTTCTTTCTCCACCAATAGTATAATAGTCAGCTACCATTAAATAGCTGACCATTACTTCATCTCCTTTCTTAATATTATGGGGAAATCTACCACCTACCGAATGAACTATTGCAGTTGTTACTGCCCATTGCTCTGGCTCAAATGAAGGGTCAATATATAACTCTACTCCATTCTTTGTTTTAATTGTGGTTTGTAGTGCCTCTGGAATTGTAACGAATACATTAGACCCTACAGGCTTCATACTGTTTTGTGTTTCCATTGTGTGTGTGTTGTGTTGATGTGCAAATATACGGAAATATCCGTTATTATACTATTTCTTTTTCATACGGCCAGCAATAGCTTTTTTTACCATAGCTGCTTTACCATATTTCTTCATTCCTACTTTAGCAGCAATTGCTTTACCAATTTCTTTTGCTTTTTCTGCAGACTTACCTTTTTTCATGTATTCTTTAGCAGCACTTTTAGCTAATGCTTTGAATCCTACTTTAGTTGATTTTTTCTTTTCCATTATATATTTGATTTAAAAGTTACCTGCCTTGACCTCTATACTTCTTTGGACGAGGTGTATGTTTATTATACGCCTTCTTTGCTCTGCCTCTTTTTCTTTCTCCGAAAGTAATTTTATTTGAGTTACTTATTTGCTTTGCCATTTTTTTTGCCTTTAAAGATTTCTACAAGTTCTTGTTTTGAATGTTGTTTAGGAGCATTTGGATTGTAATAAGTTTTTGCAATCTCCATTATCTCAGGGTTTTTCTTAATTACATTCTCTCTTAAATCTATAATTTGCTTACCATACAAAGGATTCTTTTTCATATCAATGCCTTCTTTAGGTAAATCTACCCCATATATTTTAGCCATCTCATATCCATGGTAATCGCTTTCTGTTTCAGGATATACTTTACCTAATCCATTATAAGCTTGCAATATACGCTCCTCGTCTTTAAGGCCTTTCTTTTCAGCCATATCTTTCTTTTCTATTAACATTCTAACTAAAGCATCTGCAGAATACTTTTTACTATATTCTTCAAAATCCATTTTCTTTTTAGCTTCTTTTGCATCTGGTAATTTAGATTCAATAGTAGTAGGCATATCTTTTAAATGACCTAAATTGCTATCTATATTACCAAGTTTGCTTTCTTGCAAAGCAACAGCTAATGCAGTATATGGATCAAAATTGTATCGTTTAGAAGCGTCTAATACATGTTGTATTGTAGCTTTATCATATTCACCTGAAACTAAATCTGTTTTAGGATTAATTGCTTTTTGTGTAGTAGCTCTTATTTTTCTTGCATCTTCTAATGTTAATTTGCCTTTACCCATTGGTATTGCTACGGGTTCTTTTGGTAATTCAAATTTAGGCATTACAACCTCAGTTGAACTTACATCCATTGTAGGCATTTTAGGTTTCTCCATACGAGCAACCTTTTTCATCATCTCAAGAGTTTCTTTTTTTACCTTGGCCATTATACTACCATTTAACTTTGTCAGCCCAATAAGCCGCACTCATTTTACCTTTAGAAATATTCTTTGCATGACGAGCTTTGAAAGATGCTCTTCTTGCTTTTTCAGAAGCTGTTTTAGGTGATTTTCCAGCACCGCTAACACCTTGTTGGCCAAAACGAATAAGCTTAATTTTGCCGCCCTCTTTTGCTAATACAGCATGGCTTTTCTTAGGATGACTTGGAGTTCTTTTAGGTTTGTTATAACCTGAGAAATTCTCTTTACCTTTCTTTATCATTTAGATGAATTGTATTGTTAATAGTTAGTTTAATATCATTTGAATCATAATGACGAACTCTTCCATTGTTCTTATCTGCCACAACCCATATTGTATTTTGATGTATTCCATAGTCTATCATTAATATTGCTAAACCTTCTCCGTGGGGAGTATCAACCCATATTGTAGATTGAAACTCGTGGATTGTTGTCATTATCTAAATTTTTTAGTTTTTTCTTTAATTGATTTTGGTTGTGCTACAAATTGTTTTCCTTTCTTAGTCCCTGCAGCTTTAGCTTTATTTGTTGCAGCTTTTTCTCCTTTACTCAAAGAAGACCAAGCAGCTTCTGGTAAATATCTTTTTTTCCCTTTTGACTTTACTTCTTTAGATGAACCTTTCTTTTTATTGGCATGAGTGCCAGATGTCATCCACTTCTGAGCTGTCCAATCTTTTAAAGATTTCTGTGATTTTGCAATAGCCATTATTTATACCCTCCTCCTTTTGCTTTATATTCTTTAGCAAGCATTTGCGCCTTACGAGCAGACCATTGACCAGGGTTGCCACCTTTACTTCCTGCTTTAATCTTATTGAATAAAGCTTTTCTCATAGAAGGTTTAGTATAGTTACCTGCTTGGTTTACTTTTGATTTAGGTTTACCTGTCGCCATTACTTTTTCTTTTTTAAAACTTCTAATGTTTTAGGGTTTAAAAACTTTTTTGTTGTCAATTGACCAGCATTTTTATATCCATTTGCTGCAAACCATTCTGCTTCTTCAGGTGTTTTAAATTGAATATACTCACCTGTTTTATCAGCATAATCATATGCATCTTCTCCTAAATCTTTTAACTTACCATCTATCA